TGAGATAGCTGTAAAATCTGATTTTATTGCTGTCTTTTCTGATTTTTCCGGAGGTAGATTTAAGTTGAAAAAGCTATCAAGATATATAAAAATACTGGCGCTTGCCTTGTCGGCGGTACTGACGCTATGCGCCTGCTCGGGCGACGGTGCAAGCTCGGGTGAAAGCTCATCGGCACCTGACTATTCGCTTGATACATCCGCCAAGGTCGGATATATATATAATGAAGAAATATCAAGGGACAACATGACATTTATGTTTGAGAAAAGCCGTAAGGATATTGAAACGGCGCTCGGTCTTGAAACCTGTTATGTTGACGGCGTTGCGGTGTCGCAGTTTGAAAATGCCGTAAAAGTGCTCAAAAACGAGGGCTGCAGTATCATAGTATCGGCATCGCACGTTTTTGCAAACTCGGCGCTCAGCTATGCGAAAAAGGATAAGGACGTATACATACTGAGCTACGGCGGCACGGCATCGCTCACGAACCTTACAACGTTCCGACCGAAGCTGTATCAACCTGCATTCATCTGCGGAACGGTAGCGGCGTGGAATTCTTCATCTCACAAGATAGGAATAGTCGCAGACGATCTTATGTACTGCTCGAACGGCGTTGTAAACGCATTTATCCTCGGCATACAGCAGATATACAAGGAACGAGAAACGGATGTCGAAATAATCTATGCGGAAACCAAAGCACAGACGGAAACTGCGGTAAATACGCTTGAGGGCAAGGGCTGTGATGTTATATTCTCGTATCAGTCGAATGATTACTGTATGTACTACTGCGATTCGATCGGAATGAGGTCGATAGGCTTTACAAACGATATGGCTTATTCGGCGCCGAAATACGGGCTTGTAGGGTATTATCTCAACTGGGCTACGTTTATCACGGACACGGTGAGAACCTGCATAAACGATAACTTTATGGCGGAGGTTTATGTCGGAGGCTTCAGTGAAGCGTTTGTGAAGCTGACACCTTATTCTGCAGCCTGCAAGAAGGAAACGCTCACTATAGCGGATACTCTTTATGACTATGTAAAGAAAGGCAAGGCGAAGATATTCGAGGGTGAAATCCGTGACAAGGACGGCCTTGCAAGAGTGGGTGCGGGAGCAACGCTTGACGATATGCAGGTGCTGGCGATGGATTATCTTGTTTACGGGGTAACGTATATAGATAATATTATCGACCCTGTGCCGAATCCCACAACATCAGACCTTATAGTGAAGAAGGAATATGTTTCGTAAGGCGGATGGTGCTGTGACAGAAAGCCGATAAGGGCTGAGGCGGTGCGGATGCCGGGAGATTCTGATAAATTACGCCGATGAGAAAATCATCGGCGTTTTTGTTTGTGGGGGTTTAATAGGGCGGCAAACATATTTTTAGGAGCGAAAAGCTCCCTTATGCTAAAAAACGCATAAGGGAGCTTTTTTGTTATGCTTATTCGCCGTTGTAAAGCTCATAGTAGGTCAGAGCATCTTTCATAAAATGCTCGGTCACGTTGAAGTAATCGGCTAATTGCCAAAGCTCTGTAAGGCCGCTTCTGATTGCTTTGATAAGCGTTCTTCTGGTGAACGTGTGGGTCACAGCCCACGCTGTAGCACGGCGTTCGCATCTGCCGCGGGGGATGACGGGACAGCTTGCGTCATAGAAGGCGCCGGTCATGCAGTGCCCGAGCTCGTGAACGGTTTTTTCTTTTCGGTCGGCTATACTTTTAACTTTATGAGGGTCTATGGCGATAATGCACATACCGTCGGTGCATTGGCTCATAGCGCCCTGTTTGCCCTTCATACGCATATCTACAATAAGTATATCGTTATCCTGTGCGGTTTTTATAAGCTGTTCCAATTATCATTGCCCTCCCTTCAGAGCATTGCATCGCTTTACTTCTTTCCGTCCTTTTCTTTGCTGCGGCGGAGCTCAAGCTGGAGCATAGCAAGACGTTTTACATCGTCGAGTACATCGTCGTCTATTTCGGTTTCACCGAAAAGTGCGAATTTAAGGCGGGGGTCGGATACCCTTGCGGTATCGCCGCTCATAAGAAGCGTGTCTGTGTCTGTGCCGAAATATTCGGCTATTTTCAATAATGTGGCGAACGGCGGCTCACGCTTTCCTGTTTCGTAAAGGCTGTACGCCTGCTTGGTTACACCGAGATATTCGGCTACCTGCGCCTGTGACGCACCTTTTGCTTTACGAAGCTGTTTTATCCTCTCGGAAAATGCGCCTGAAACTGTGCCGGAGTTTGTGCTCATTTAAGGTTCATCCTTTCATATTGACGTTCTGTTGTCTGAGATAATTATAACAACATTGTGTTGAATTGTCAATAAAAGAAACAAAGTGTTGTCAAAGATTGTTGCAGTTCAACGAAAATGATGAATTTGTGCTACAAACAGTTGACAAATAGCCCTGCGTGTGCTATCATTATGACAACGGAAAGTTGCAACAGCTTTCACGGTTATCATTTTTGATTCGCTTGATAATTCCTTTAAAGGCTATTATAGCGTATTTTGTGTACTAAAAAACGTACACGATTTCGAAAATGAAGAAAAAATCAGAAAAACGGAGGGGATATATGTACAGATGCTTAAGATGCGGAGGAACGTATGACAGCAATGAGTTGACACGGGCACTTCAGTACCGTGGAGAATATCAGGGAACGGCTGCATATGAAACCGAGAGGAGCTGTCCTGCCTGCGGGTACGATGTGGAGTATTGCGGAGAGTGGAGCTACGACGGGTACGATTATGACGAATTGTTATAATCAAGGCGAAAACGGTCAGGAAAGGGGAGATATACACGGAAAGAAGAAGGGGCATAGAGATCACGCAGGAAATTCTTGATAAAATCAGCCACTGTATCGAGCTTGGGTACAGCGATGTGCAGACAGCGGAATTGCTCGGGATACATCGCACAACGCTCAGGAACTGGAAGCTGACGCACGATGAAATAAGGAGATTATATCAAAGTGACGGACAAGACGGTGACGAGGAGAGAAAAAAGCAGGTCGAGGAGGCATTGCTGAAGCGTGCGATAGGATACACGCAGACGGAAATCACAAGGCAGGTCGGAAAGGACGGTAAGCTGGGTGTTGTCAAAACGGTTGAAAAGCAGGTGATGCCAAGCACAACGGCGCAGATCTTCTGGCTGAAGAACAGATGCGGTTACGAGTGGGACGGCGGCGTGGTTGACGATGAGGAAAACGAAGGAGGAGTTGTGGTGATACCCGAGGCGAGAACGGAGAATGAGGGTGAGTTTTGATGAGGGTGGATGGGGAATCGGCAGAGCGTTTATAAGGCGATGGTGGTGGTGCGGGGCAAAGGGTTGTGGTGATGGAGTGGGTCGATGCGGCAATCCCTCCGGTAGTCGCCCGAATTTTTTCGGGCGACAGCACCTCACCTTTGACAAGGGAGGCGAGGACATGGTGCGGGGCGAGGGACGGATGTTCTTTTAAGAAGGCTGTAGGAATGGTGAGGGTTGGCGCAACGGGAGGGGCAAGCAAGGCAAGGATGCCTGAAATGAACGCCCAAAGGTTTTGCAGGACGCAAAGCCAACAGAGCGTTCATAAAGAGGCAAGGACATTGTGCGGAGCGAGGGATTATTGTCTTTTTGCGAGGGTTGTGGGGATGGAGAGGTTTGGTGCGGCAATCCCTCCGGTAGTCGCCCGAATTTTTTCGGGCGACAGCACCTCACCTTTGACAAGGGAGGCGAGGATGTTGGTGTGAGGCGAAGGATGGTGCGGATGTGAAAGCGTATAAGCACACATAGATGCTCGCCCTACGAAAAGTGGGTGTGATAGTGCGGATTTGGAAGGGTTGGGGTGGAGAGAGGGAGTGTGACAATCCCTCAGTCTTGCGACAGATAGGGCAGAGATGATATTAATGTTGATGAAATCGCAGAATGTTGCAATTTATAGTAAGAAATAGCCTTGTCGCAATCCAGCTCCCTTTGACAAGGGAGCCAAGTGTGGTGGTGCGGGGCGAGGGGTGGATGTGGTTTTGGAAGGGTTGTGGGAACGTAAAACAATCCCTCCGGTAGTCGCCCGAATTTTTTCGGGCGACAGCACCTCACCTTTGACAAGGGAGGCAAGTTTAGTGAGGGGCAAGGGATAGTGCGGATGCGAAACAAGCAGAGCGTTCATTAAAAGGCGAGGGTGGTGGTGCGGGGCAAAGGGTTGGCGAGTATTTTGTGAGGGTTGTGGGGATGGTGGGAAGTTGGAATGGTGGGCAGGTGGGGATGGCGATGGATTTACAGAAAAACGGGAGGTGTTGCTGAGATGAAAGATAACGATGTAAAAGGCGGAAGGAGGGTGGTATGGTCGCCGCAGGAAAGGCAGGCGGAGTTTATGCAAAGGGGAGAGTATGAGGCTTTGTACGGGGGTGCCGCCGGCGGAGGTAAATCTGACGCACTTCTGGCGGAGGCACTCAGGCAGGCGGATAAGGCTTGCTACAGGGGGATAATTTTCAGGAAAACGTATCCGCAGCTGACGGAGCTTGAGGACAGGTCGCAGACGCTTTATAAAGGTGCATATCCTGCGGCAAGGTACAACAAGACCAAGCACTGCTGGAGCTTTCCGTCCGGGGCTAAAATCTATTTCGGGGCGATGCAGCATAAGAAAGACAGGCTTAACTATCAGGGCAAGCATTATGACTTTGTGGGGTTCGATGAACTGACGCAGTTTTCCTTTGATGAGTATAGTTATATGTTTTCGAGAAACAGGCCGGGCGGAAAAGGCACGAGAGTGTACATCAGAGCCACGGCGAATCCGGGCGGTCCGGGTCATTCGTGGGTAAAGCAAAGGTTTATAACGGCTGGCGAGCCGATGAAACCGATAATAGAAGAACATAAGGTGAAAAAGCCCGACGGGGCGGAGATAATCATAAGAAAATCGAGAGTGTTCATCCCGGCGAGCGTGTTTGACAATAAGGAGCTGTTGCGAAACGATCCGGAATATCTTGCGAGCCTGTCTATGCTTCCGACCGCCGAGAGAAAGGCGCTTCTGTACGGGGATTGGAACAGCTTTACGGGGCAGGTTTTCACCGAATGGAGAGATGACCCGGAGCATTATTGCGACAGAAGATGGACGCACGTCATAGCGCCGTTTGAGATACCTCGCCACTGGGAGATAGTGAGGGGATTTGATTTCGGGTATACAAGACCGTTTTCGGTAGGGTGGTATGCGGTGGATACTAAAGGGTGCATCTACAGGATAAGAGAATACTACGGTTGTACGGATAAGGCGAATGAGGGCATAAGGCTTGAGCCTTCGGTAATTGCAGAGAATATCAGAAAAATAGAGCGTGACGATCCGAATATAAGAGGGAGAAATGTGTACGGGGTCGCAGACCCTTCAATATTCGATAAAAGCCGTGGGGAAAGCGTCGCAGACCTTATGGCACGGTCGCCTTACTTTATAATTTGGTCGCCGGGGGACAACGCAAGAATATCGGGTAAGATGCAGTACCACAACAGGCTGGCGTTCAACAGTGACGGGGAGGCGATGTTCTATTGCTTCAACACCTGCAGAGAGTTTATCAGGACTATTCCTGCGCTTATGTATGACGAAAAGAACGTGGAGGATATTGACACAACGATGGAGGATCACATATATGACGAATGCAGGTATGTCCTTATGGAGCATCCTATCGCCGCACCGGTAAAGCGTGGGGAGATTCCGGCAGGCGACGATCCTCTTGAACAGAGAAAGCCCGAAAGAGCGGAATCGTTCTATATGATGTGATTATGAAAGGAGAAATATGAAGAAAATCGGTAAGGAGCAGGTGCGTAAGGCAAGGCAGACGCTTGCAAAGTATAAGGAGGGGAAGGCGGTACTCGACAAGAGAATCGTGTCAAACGAGCAGTGGTGGAAATTAAGGCACTGGGGCGAAATAGGTTATGACAAGGACGATACAAGGCCTATGCCGGCATCGGCGTGGCTGTTCAACTCGTTGGCAAATAAGCACGCTGACGCTATGGACAATATACCTGAGCCTGCGGTGCTTCCGAGAGAAAAAAGCGACGAGGAGGTCGCAAAGCAGTTATCGCTGATACTTCCTGCAATACTTGAACGCTGTGGCTACGAAAAGCTGTACAGCGACGGCTGGTGGTACAAGCTCAAGAACGGCAGTATGTGTACGGCTGTTGTATGGGACCCTGACGCTGACGGCGGTATGGGAGATATAGCGATAAGAAACGTTGATATTCTGAATCTGTTCTGGGAGCCGGGTATAAAGGATATTGAGGAGAGCGCAAACCTTTTCTATGTGACGCTTGTTGACCGTGAACGGCTGAATCTGATGTACCCTGAACTTTTGGGGGAAGATACCGAAAGCGTTGCGGGCGGTACTGAAAACGTGGAAAAGTACAAAACGGAGGATAAGACGGACGACAGTGCGAAGGTCGAAGTCGTCGACTGGTACTACAAGAAAACGATAAACGGCAGAAAACAGCTCTGCTACTGTAAATTCTGCGGCGACAGGGTGATATATTCGAGCGAGGATGATGAAAGCTGTGCCGACGGATTCTATAAACACAGCCGTTATCCCTTTGTTATGGATACGCTGTTTGTGCAGGAGGGAACTCCGTGCGGATTCGGATACATAGATGTTATGCGTGACGCACAGATGTATATAGATAAGCTGTCGCAGGTCGTTCTTGAGCATACGGTGATGATGAGCAGAAAGAGATATTTTATCCGACAGAACAGTGCGGTTAACGAAGCCGAATTTGCCGACTTAAAAAACAGGTTCGTTCACGTTGCGGGAAATCTCG